TTTTCAAACATAATCATTCACCCTCCCTAATTAAGCCTTGTATACTTGGAACTTAAGTCCAAAAGTACCATCGGGCATTGTAGTTTTCTTAATAACTCTTAGAACTGGACCAGCAGTAGGTGCAGTAGCACTTAATTTAATAGCACCAATTTCACTAATACCACCGTAAACAGCAGTAGTTAAATTGTCAAGTGCTGTATTAAGAGTGTCTTCATTAGCAAACTCGTCTGTATCATAGCACACACAGTTTGTAGTAAATTTGTCGCCAATAGCTAAATAGCCAAGACGAGGTAAGAAAGTACCAGGCGCTAGTTTGAAATCACTCAAAGCGTTGGCTCTTTCATCATACATATGCTCTGTAGTATAGTTAAGAGCAATAGGATAAGTACCATCGGTAGCTAGCTTAATTTTTCTTGCAATATTATCAACAGCAAATAACATACCGTTTTCTGCATATTCAAGAGTACCTTCTGGACCGAAATCAGTTTCAGTATCTAATTTACACTGAGCCTCAATACGACCATCTCTACGGAAAGCTACCTGATTTAATTCAATTTGACCATAACCGTCAATTGTATATCTTTTTAAAGCCATATCAGAATTCCTCCATTATGATTTTTTCTTGTTAGCATATTTTGCTAATACTTCTTCAATTCCCGTTAGAGTCTCTGGACCCTTTGGAATTAGAATCTGTTCTTGTTTTTCAAAGAAGCTAGGATTTGTTTCTACTAGTTCAAAAGCTAAGTCTTTCTTCAAAGAAGTTAAGTCTGTATATTCATCAATTTTCTTTGTATATTCAGCCAACTTCTCTTCACTTAACTTACCAACATAAGAAGAAATCACAGCCTTCTTCTCTTCTGTTTCTTTGGAAAGCTTATAAGTTTTAAGCTCTTCAACTTGTGCAGTTAAGGTTTCTTTATCTGCTGTCAAATCTTGAACTTGTACACTAAATGAATCTTTCTCTGTTTCTAAAGTGTTAATTTTAGTTTCGTAATCTGAAATTTTAGTGTTTAATTCATCTTCAATTTTTGAAAAATTCTCTTTTTCGGTAGAAAGAGTAGTTTCTGCACTCTCTTTAGCTTTTTTCATAGTATCAAATTCTGTAACTGCGGCAGCATAAGTACCTTTCAAAGCCTGTAATGCATCTAAAGCAACCTTCTCTTCTGAACTAACATCTACGATAAAGCAATCCTCAGTTTTATCAATCTTAACTGAATCAGTGCTATCATCTTTTGTATAATAAGCTCTAACATACTGACCATTCTCTATATTGCAAGCAATAGCATAATTATCATATACATCACATACAACATAATTAACAGTCCAGTTACCTTCTGGAGTGCAATTTGGATTTAGAAGTGCCCAAATAGCTTCAAATTTTGCACCATCAGAAAGTTTGAAATTTAATTTATCCATTTGTTTTTCCTCCCGTTTTGTTAAGAAAGCAAATTTTTCCATTTGTTTTACTATAGCCTCTAAATTATCTTTTAGTTTGAAGAAGGAACTTCCTTCAAAACAAGGCTCGGTATCATCACCTAAAACCTGTAATCCTAAAAAACAACCATCACTAAATACAAAGCAGCGTTGCCCGTTTCTGATTTCCCAATCTCCCTTGATAGAAGGTTCATAAAGCTCCATAGATTGCGCCTTTCCTGTAATATCAGAAGCCTCTTCATAAAGAGCTGTATATAAAATTACATCAGTACAAGCATATAGACGAGTAACTCCGTCAGAATCTAAATGAGGTTCCCAAGCAAAATTATTATCAGCTGGAACTACTCCATAAATTCTGCCCAAATCCCTTCTTTCACCGTGATCAGTGTAATCGTCAGATCCATTATCATAAATTCCTTTAACTGGTGCATAAGGCAAAGACTTTACTAATCTCTCTGCAAATTCATCAGTAATATAGGAACCATTACGATTTAAACCTTTATAAAAAACACGACAACGACTTAAGGATAGTGTTGGACTTAAAGGTTGTAATTCGGAGTAAACAGTAATAGGAAATTCAAAACAAAGTCCCATTATTTATCTCCTCCTTGTTTTTGCAATGATTCTTCGTTCTTAATTGTTTTATCAGACTTCTTAGTCGGATCCAATTCTGGCGCGCCCGGACCTTTTCCGGTTCCATCTCCAGATTGAGTATAAGAACTAGCTAGCGGAATTAACTTCTCACCAAGCTCTAACAAATCATTTTCTAAATCTTTTATATCTGAAAGGTCAGTTTGAGTAATACCTAGCGTTAAAGCAGGAATTAGAAAACTATAACCATTCGTAGCAAGTTTTAAAGAATCCTCCAAATATTTACTACTATTGTAGAAACTAATTGGAAGGAATTGATACTTAAAATGAATATTAGCGTTTTTAAACATTTTATTAACTATATTAGTAATAAAAATAGAATATTTATTTGCTAATACCATCATATAAGCTGTATCATTTTGTAAACTATATTCAATCGCTAAATTACTATTACTATTAAAAAGTTGAATACTTGTTCCGCTTCTAGAATAAATATTAGATAACATTTTATCCAAAGTCGAACTTGCAGCTTCTGCCGCAGTTTTAGAAACGATTGCATCAACATCAGCATAAGTTGTCAGAATACTTACATTCTTATTTCCTTTCATCATTTCAACCGCTCCGCGGTGAAGTTCATCTACTTCATCAGGCTCTAATAAGAAGTCATTATCTGAGTTATGTGGTATCTGTTGAACAATAATTTTTTTAATTTCTTCTAAATCTCTTTCTCGTTCGGTTTTTATAGCGTCATCATAATCTAAACTAGCGGGCAGAATATCCAAGAATGGCGGCATACCATCGAATAGTGGAAAACAAACTCCGACACCACCTTCAAAGAAATACCATCTATCTCTTTTTCCTTTTAAGAATTTTTTATACTCTCTTTCTACATCTTTTGGAAGAACCTTAAATATATCTTTCTTATCTTTTTCTACACCAAAAGTATTAAAATAAGATAAGTCCAATTCAACAATATCGTTTCCTTCCAAATCTTTATAGCGAGTACGGCAAAATTCTGGAGGTAAATCCATTAAGACTAACTTAGTCTTATTTAAGGTTTGAACTACGCCATAGTAACACCCTTCTACCACCGCGCGCAAAGTGCAGTGAGTAAATATATCTGGAAAACTAGCATAATCACAAAAAGTAGCTGCATCGTAATAACGCTTTTTTGTTTTCGTAGAGTTAATTGATTGACCATTCTTAACCTTTGGAACTAATATTCCAGCATAAGTTAAAAGTGTTGCATGGTGAATCATAAGTCTACGATAAAAACCGTCCATTAAGAAGTAACGTTTAGAAAGTTCTCTTTTTTCACTTAATGTACCTTGTTTAATAATCTTTTCAATAGTTTCTCTGTCTGATGGTTGAGCAGTTCTTTCATATCTCTCCCAAGAACGATATGCTTGGTTACTAGTACCAATCATACTATCTGTCATTTTGCGGAAGGTTGCAAAATCTCTTTTAGCGATAGAGTCTTTACTTTTTTCTTCATTCACGATAATAACCCTCCACTATTAATTAAAAAAGACTAATCTTCTATGAGCGCGTCCGCGGCTTCTCTTCTTTAAAGCCTCTTCCTCAAGTTCTTTAATCCTCCACAAGCCATACTTCATAGCTGAGTATTTATCTCGTGATTTGTGGGGATTAATTCTTTCTACAGACATATCTACTCCGTTTGGCTTTAATCGTAAATTTATCATTTCTTCAAAAAGTCTAGAAGTCATTTCGTGGGGTAGTAAGCGCTCAGTACGTTTTACTATATCCATCTTTTGACCTGTCTTAGTAGAAAGAAGCGCACTCTTAGCTTCTTGTTCTTTTATTAAAAACTTAACTTTTCCGCTATCAATACGAGCATAAGCATTAGAGTCAACCGCAGAGTTTGATACTGCCGGACTTCCATCTTTTACTTTAATACTCGAATTTCCAGCTTTAATTCCATAAAGAATACAAATTGAATCTTTAGGTTGAACAGCTTTATAATTTTTATCATTAATAAAGCCATATGCTGGTAATACTTCACCATTTGAACCGACACTAGGTTTGATCATTTCATCAGCGATTCCAACTCCTACATTTGCTTTCCATAGTGTGCGCTAAACACTACGCGTTTTTAAAAACTGCTATATATTACTATATAGATAAGACCATATCTTCATAGAATTTCTATGTCCCCCGTTTCGAACCGCTTGGTCCTACGTCTTTCGACTGGTCGTTGAACGTTTTTAAGAAATAGAATTTAATAATTCTTTCCAAGCCTTTTTGTATTTTATTCTACCTATTTGGTCTGGATGAACGTGAAATTCATTAGCTAAAACTATATTTTGCTCACCACTATTTGCACGTTTATAAATTTCAATCACTTGTTTTTCTGTGAGTTTTGCACTACCATTAATTTTTGCTCTTAAATTATTTTGTACAGCATGATTAATATTTTCTTTACAAGTGACCCACTCTAAATTTGATAAATTATTATTCAATTTATTCCCATCAATATGATTTACTTGTAAATTTTCCATATTGTCAATAGGATTAAAATTTTCTAATACTAGTCTATGTACAGAATATCTATGAGATTTATTATCTATAGATCTTAATTGCACTTTAACATATCCATTTTTATCATATTGTGGACTTAGATATTTTTGAGTTTTTTCGCTCCAAACTTTTCCATCATCGGTAACATAATAATTAAATTTTAATTTATATTTACAAATAGTTATTAACTTCTTCATATTAAACCTCCAAAAAAAGTTTTTATTATTCTATTTCTTAAACTTCGCTGCTGATTGTCCTCAATAAAGGAGTTCCCAGCAATTAAAGGGATTTTAAATGACCTATATCGTTAAGCCATTAGTATCGATTACTACTTCGCGCGGGTTAAAATCTCTAATTATCTCTTTTAGGTCTGCGGCTTGACGAGAAAATAACTTGGTTTGAGGAGTACGTCCTAATACAATTAAATTAACTAAGGCTGCATTATAAATTCCATAACCATTTACATTTACTCTCCAAACACAAACACAAGTCTGGTCAGAGATTCGACCTACGTCTACTGATAGTAAGTAAAATTCATTTCGGTTATCTCTAATTTTTGCACGCTTTTCTGGATTTTTTAATTTTCTATGCTTCATTAACTTCTCATAATCATACCAAGATTCATCACTTCCGCCGCCCCATATGGACATATACTCTGAGGCGAAAGATGTTTCACTATAAGAAGGTGACATCTTCAATTTATTTATATACATCTTATCCAATAAGCCGTGCATAACCGGAACTCTATAATCACAACCAAACACAAAACTTTCATCTGGGTGGATTATAGCATTTTCAAACATATCAATTAATTTATCATATGCGAATGTTGCTTTGGAACCAGCAGATGTCATACACAAAACCTGACGATTTGGTTCTTCTGGATTAACCTCTCCATTAGGTAATCGTCTAGAAACGTTCATCAGCGGCAGTACAACTTCGTTAATTGGAGTTTCATCATGATCCATTTTTACCCTCAGTTTCCTGATATTTTAAGGGATTAGACTATACAATGCTCAATTAAGGCTAGGATTATAGTCGTTGAACGTCTCTCCGTTCTGGAGGTTTCGCTGCGTTTGATAGCCCAATCTTTAACGATTTTACCATACCGAAGCCGTTACTCTTCGCCGCTTAACTATTCCTAATTAAGTTTGGTTGTTAAAGCTCTAAGGGGTTCCCCGCAATTTAACCTATTTTAGATCCGCAATATCATAATGAACAAACAAATCTTTATATTCTTCTTTAATTTTATTACGAGAATACTTTTGTAACTCCCACTCTTGAAAATATTTTTTTCCTATATTTATACGTTCATCTTTACTAGTGTTTTTATATCTTTTTTTTATTTCTTGACGACCCTTTCCAGTCATTAAATGAAAAATAAAACCTTTACTTAAAGAAAAATGTTTTAAAATTGTACTTTCTATTCCTCTGCCATATGTAGAAGCCACACACATAATATTAAAAGTATTTTCTTCATCTAAAGTTTTCTGTTTAACCCAAGGTTTATGTTTATTAATACACATTTTATTTTCAAAATCTTTTATATATTTTTCTTTTTCTTCTGTAGATAATTTTAATGCTTTTTGTCTAAAAGCATCATAACTTTTGTTATTTTTTATTGATGATATACAAGAGCTATCAACATTTAAGTATTTTCCAGTTCTATTCGTTAAACCATCATATTTTTTATTACCAAAATAAGCAAAACAAAATTGCTCAAAAGATAATTTAGATTTGGTGTCTCCGCCAGTTCCTCCTAACGTCATATTATATCCATTATTTTTACTATCATAATATTGAATATAATATTTTTCCATATCATCTAATTCTTCTTTTGTTAAATTCTCATAAGTAATTTTTTCTATAACAAATTTGTTTTCTCCATATTTATCCCAAGCATTTTGTAGTTTTATATTTGGGTGTTTACCTTCTCTTAGTTTTAACAAATGTTCAGAGCGTCTTCTACTATAGTTGGTAGTTTGACCGACGTATCTTTTATTATTAACTTTATTAATAATAAAATAAATATAACATTTCATAATATCACCTCTATTTTTAAGTGATTTTCGTCTAAAAAATGTACATTTTTTTAATTATTTTACGGATCTCATCAATCAAGCCCAAAATGTTATCATAAAAGCTTTTTATCTTCTATTTCTTTAATTTTCATTAAAGTTCGGCATATCTTTTCATCTATAAGATGTCGCGGCCTCGTGGATAGATTATATCTTTTCACTATCTATGCTCTGCCCCTGACCTATTTTAAATAAGCCTTCGGTTCGGGTTACCATGTCAATTAGAAAAGTTTGATTTAGGTTTCCCGCTTAATTCCGCAATTTTTACACGGCCGCTTAATAGAACCGTGCCTACGTCCGCCCCTCTGTGAATCTAACGCTCCAACAACGTCAAAAATACTACCATTACGGAATTTTAAAGTAACATAATCCTTACCAAAATTGCCGGGAGTATTATTAACATTACCTCCAACTATCTCTTTTCTAAGTAGTGGGAAAGTATCATAAATTTCCGTAATCTTTTCTTTTGCGATTTGAGCCGCTTGGTTTTTATTTGGTGCGCAAATAAAACGTTTAGTTCCAGGCATAAAAATACATTGTAACATTAATCCAAGAATTGAGATAAAACTTTTTGAGAACGCACGACAAGCTGTAATATATACTTCTTTATATTTCATGACCGCGCGCAGTACAATTCTTTGATAGAAAAATAGGTTAAAATTAGAATCAGCTGGCTTTATCATATCTAAGAAGCAATCAGGATATTGAATAAAGAAATCCATATATTGCTTTAGTAAATCTTCTTCTGATTCTAAATATTTTTGTGTTAAAATAACACCTTTTGAAAGAGGAATACCCTCTCTTAAAATAATTTCAACGCTCTGTAAGGCTTCGCTTATATCTGTTTTAATTAAATTTTTATTACTCATAATTTAATCCCACTCAGCTTCAAAATCATTATTCATTAAATTCTCCCAACCTTCATTATCATATTTATCTAGCTCGTCGGCAGAATAAGTAGTATCAATTAAAGATTCATACTCTCTTGAAGATTTAAGTGCTTCAATACGACGAGTAATCTCATCTCCAATTCCACTCTCATTAGTATATAAACGTTGGTTAAAATTCTGAATATTCTTCATAGTCATATCAACAACATCTTGTGACACTTCATTAAAAAATTTAGGCTTATAACCTCTTTTACAAAGCCAAATTACAAGTTCTCCAACAGAGTCAAAGTCACTTGCGTTTTTAGCATTTTTAGGAGTAAATTCAGCTACTTTAACAGTAGTATCATAAGATTTCAATAATTTATCGAAATCTTCTCCTGCCTCAATTTTCTTATCAATAGCCAAAGACATCTTACAAATTTTTAAAGCCTGGTCAGATTGTAGAGCGTTATTTATATTTTGAGTAGTAGTAATACCATTTAGTAGATTTTCTAAGTAGACTAAATCTTCAGGACAATAATTAAAGCCCCATTTCTTTTGAAGTTTATGAATTTTCTCTTCTGCAATCAGCGGCAATTCTTCTTCTAGAAGATTTCTTTCTTTTAATTTCTTAAATTCCTCGAAGTAATCCTGCCAACCAAGTCCTTCATATTCTTCATTAAAAAATACATCTACATACTTAGTAAAAGCTGCGTCGCCCGCAAGTTCTCTAATTCTCTCAAACTCACGAGGTACAAATGGTACATCTGCATATTGACAAAACTTATTAACTAAATCCCAAGAAAATTCCTCTTCCTTCAACATTTCCTCAATACATTGATTACAAGTAGGAAGATAGCCATCGGGGTAAAAACGGGATTTTGTTCGAGTAAAATTTTCTGGACCGAAGTTACCCTTGCATCTGCTGCAAGTTTTAAGGAAAAAGGAGCCTTTCTTTTTAACTTTCGGCGCAATACCCATATTAATACGCCCCCGCCTTTAGAATAGCTAGTAAGTTCTTCTTTTTTGTACTTGATAATTCTGTAAAGTTTTTAATTGTATCTTCCATAATAGCTTCACCAGTACGGAATTTTTGAATTTTAATTTCTCCTTCTTCTTTATCTTTTTCTTCTTCAAGATAAGCTAAACGTTTCTTCATAGCCTCTACACGATTAATTTGTTCTGCCGCAAGGTCATCTTTTTCTTCGATCTCAGTAGCTTCTTCGTCGGAAACCTCTACTTGATCCTGCTCTTCCTTACGGTCGGGCGCAACGTCCTTCTCTTCCTCAATTTTTTCTAATTCTTCTTTAAGCGCTTTGATTTCTTCTTCTATTTCTTCTTTACTCATCGTTTCTGTAAAGGGTACATTTAAAATTCTAGCAATTCCAAAGTATTGCTCATGGGGCAACTTAATAATAAACTTTAAGAACTTTTCTAATTGTTTTTCTTTCTTATTTCTATTCTTTATAGTTCTCATATTTATTTTTTTCCTCCTCTTATTTCTCTTTCACAAAACTTACAACGACTTGCAAATCCATCGCTAGACCTACTCTTCCTCATAAAGAAGCTCGCATCTTTTAAAACCATATCCCCACATCTAACACACTTCTTAAAATTTTCTCTAAAAAATACATTAGAAATAATAAGTTCGTGGAGTTGTGCCGCCTCGGTAATTTTTTTAATAATTTGTTGTGTAAAAATAGTAGATATATAATTAACTGTATAATTTCGATTGTACTTTGAGTTGATGGTCGCGGCAATCTGAGAATTAGGAACTTTTTTCTTTTTAAGTTCTAAAATTTCTCTTTGTAATTCGTTTAAATCTGCTTCTTCTATATAGAATTGTAATGTACGAAGTAAGTCTTGGGAAGTTCCTTCGATCTCTTTTTTGAGTCCTTCTTCCTCTACCTCATAAAAGAAGAGAAAAAGCTGATAGACGTGCTCTAAATTTTTAAAGCTAAAAAAGTGTTGATTTTCTCCTAAATTTTCTTCTTCTTCCTTCTTTTTCCAAAAAAGTTTTGAAATTTCTTTTAAATCTTCTTCTCCGTATATTTCGATGGGAATATTATGGAGATGTGGAAAAACCTTTTCCGATAAACCTTCCCCGTAGTGTAACCCAAGTGGAAAAACTGGAATATCTGCTCCAAAGATAAAATGCTCTGGAACTGTTTGTAAAGGTGGGAGTATTGATTGTAGTGGTTCCGAATACGTATCTTTTAAGTAGAATTGTTCTCTACGTTTTTCTACGAGAAGGTGGCGAAGTTTTAAGTAGACATAAGGAGAAAGAGCTTCTCCTTTTTCTTTTAAGGATTGGATTTCTTCAGAAGTAAAGCGTTTTAGAAGTTCTTCCCTTGGTGGGAGCTTTCTTTTTCCTGTTTTTAGGTCGTAGAAAGAAAGTTCTAAATCTAGTCTATCAATTTCTTTAAAGAGTTCTAAAAAACGAGGAACCAAGTCTAAAGGAGCTTCATTGAGTGCGCGGGACCGATCGAACGTTTCCTTTTTTCGCTTTAAGGTCGGCGCACTATAAGGTACGATAATTTGTTCGTTAAAAGTTGGAGACTCAAAGAGAGCATCAAGAGATTCTTCCTCTTTTCTTCTATCCCAAGTCTTATTCTTAGTTTCAATTTCAATTTCTTTCTTTTGGACGAGATTTTTGCCGTCCTCTTCTTTCCCCCATAAAACATAGTTTGCACAAGTTTCAAGTTCGTCGGGGTTTAGAGAGAAATTTAGACCGTCTATATACTTGGAAAGAAAAGCTGAACGTTCTTTTGAAGTTTTTAGAGAAAAATCTAAATTAAGTCTATTTTTCATTTTATAACCCTCCTGTAAATCTCTCTATATATATTATACCACATGAGCGTTCGCTTTGTCAAATTTTAAGAATTTAAATTATTGGAGGGGTCATTTATAATAAGGTTTAAAAAATTGTTTCGAGGAACGGTTAGGGTTTAAAAAATTGTTTCGAGGAACGAATGTTGCAGGGCCCCGGCGGCTGATTCGTCGAATTGCACAAAAACCTAAAAATAACCCCGGGGTTTTTGTGCATATTGATGAAGTGAAAATTTTTTTAATTTTTTTTAAAAAAAGTATTGACAATTAAAAAGATATATGGTAATATATAGGTGTTCCAAAGGAAAGGAACAAAAACAAAATACTTTAGAGAAGAGGTCTAAACAATGAAAAAATTTGAAGAAAAAGCAACGGCTATCCGTGACGAATTGATTGCAATAGTTTTGAAATGTTCGCCATTTCAAATTCCCGAGGTGGGCAATTGTAGCGGCTCTAACGGTAAAGCAACAGAGGTTGGCTACAAGTGCGAAATGGGCTGTTATAAATCAGCGTCAGAAGGCGTAGCTGATATAGGCAAAACCGATATGTTTAAGTATGGTATCGATCCCGAAACAGGCAAACGCCGTCGCTATTCATTTGAAATCAAAACACGCTGTGGCACGGTCGGCGTAAATAGCACAAAGGGCTATGAGTGGAAATATGACAAATATGACTTTATTGTCTACTTTATTGACCGTTCCGATTTTTCAAAGCCTCTGTGGCAACAATGTTTAGTTATTCCGTCCGCTGCTTTTAAGCAAGCTATGATTGACAACAATATGTATCATTACCACTACACAAAGGGCGAGACAAATAGAGTGCCTGAAAACTCAATCAAATGCAATATTCAAACTTACGACAATAGCAAGAAACGCCGTACGGCGTGGGAAAATTCCTTGAATTTTGAGGGTATGCCGTGGGATTTGTTCGCTGAGATTTACAATATCAAGTATTAAAAAAACTATCCGTGAGGCTGAAAAGCCTCACGGGGAAAGAAAAAATGGAGGTTTTAACTATGACTATCACAACTTATTCCAACTATTACACATTTATCAATGCTTGCGACACATTCAGCCGTTTAATTCAGTGCGGTTTCTCTGACTTTTACGATAGAGGTATTCTCAACGCCGATTGTATTGACGCATTAGCGGATAAAGAAGATGACCGTTTTCGTGTTGTTATCGGCACTATGTACACAAATCAAATTTTCTTTGATGGGGCTTATACTCACATTTTCCGCGGCGAATACACCTTAATGAAGCCGATTTTTAAGGACTTTTTGGCGGACTGTATCGACAGTTTAATCATTTTAGGGCTTGTTTAACAAGCCCTCTTTTATTGCTTATTTCTAAAACGCCGAAATTCGCCCTATATAGCGTTTTTAATCATAGGTATGGTTTTATATTACCGTATTATAAAAACACGATACAAGGCGATTCTGAGCGTTTTAGAGGTATTATAGCGTTATACTCTATCATACACTATACAGGGCGAACATATGAATATATGAACATATGAACGCCGGAACATATGAACATATGAACATATGTTCACATATATAGATCGAACATATGTTCGATCGAACACCGGAACGTATATCGAACATATGTTCGATTTAGACTTCATACATAGTTCGAACATATGTTCGATCGAACATACGTTTGGTTTAGACTTCAAAAGTCTAAATCGAACATACGTTTGGTTTAGACTTCGTTATATTCATATGTGCATATTGCACAAATAACAATATAGTATTATATACCACTTAAAAATGGCTTATCTATGCGGTTTTAGACTTCTGTAGTCTAAGAAATATTTGACTTATGTTGTGATTTGTGGTATAATATAGGTGAAAGTGAGGGATTTAAGTGAACTCTATTGTACATATTGCACATACGACTATACAATTTCCACAAAATAATGACACATTTTTGTGCAGATTTTTCTATTTGGTTAAAAGTCCCAAAAATGCGTCAATATTTTGTGGTTTTTTGTGCAATATGGAGAAGTTACAAAGTTGTAACAATTGTTACAAAAGATTTACAGAAAAAAGTCAAACTTGTAACCGCACCGGAGAAAAGGATCGGTCGCGCTCCCACAATTCTATACATACATATATATCTATATATATACATATAAAGGAGCTGCAAAAGGAGCTGCAAAAGGAGCTGCGTCAGGGAGCTGCATCTTGGAGCTACATTGCCGCTGCGGGAGCTACGCTTTGCCGCTGCCGAGCTGCAAAAATTTAGACTTCAAAAATTCTGTATTTTTTTCTTTTTAATAAAAAATCATATTTTTAAAAAGAGATAAAGTTCCCAAAAATAAGAAAAAATTTTTGCAAAATTTAGACTTCAAAAGTCTAAAGGAAATAAAAAAGGGGTTGACTTTCTCAAAATTATATGTTATAATATAGATACAATAAAGGAAGGGGAAATAAAAATGAAAGTTACAAAAATTAACAAAGGTATCCTTATTCTCGGCGTACTTGCCGCTGTCATTGGTTTTATTATTCACTTCTCAGGTTGCACCGCAGAAGATTTTCAGAAAAAGACAGAAAATTATCCACTCACTACAATCGTCACCGAAATAAATCCCGAAATTGATGTGGTTTCTATCACAGATAATAACGGTTTTGTTTGGCAATTTTATGGCGTAGAAGATTGGGAAGAAGGAGATATTTGTTCTGTAATTATGAACGATAACGGAACAGAAACAATACTTGATGATATTATCATTACTACACGATACGGAGGAAGATTCTAATGGACGATTCATCATCAAAATTAGAAACTATTTTACAAATTTGTAATAGTATTCAAGAAAAAATATGGAAGCGAGAGGACTTAAACACCGAACAAACATATCTTCTATCTTTATTTACAAATATAATATATGATACTTTTATTGAGTGCGAGGGAACATTAAACGACAATAACTAATATTAAATACAGACTCTTTTCTAAAATGTTTTGAGTAAGAAGTTACATTATTGTAACTTTTTACTCTACTCTAAATTTAGACTTCAAAAGTCTAAAGTTTTAATATTAAATATAAAAAGAGGGTTGACAAGATAAAAAGAGTGTGGTATAATATAGATACAATAAAGAAAGGAGAAAAACAAAATGAAGATTATTTATCAAGCAGACGATGGGGCAACATTTGAGAGTGAGGCAGGGTGCCGCAACTATGAACAATCAAGAAGAATATGCAATGCAATCTCAGAGAAAAAGTTGCGAGTGCTTTCATATAATGCGGAGGTAATGAGGGAGAGAGATTTTCTCAACCATAGAGAATTAAAAACCACTATGGAAAATATCTATTATTTTCATTGTAACGATAAAAAAGCATTAGAGATACTATCAGAGTTTTTCGCAGAAGACTTTGAAGAAAATGTTACATATTATTTTGATAAAGAGGACGATGAATGGACAGAATTAGATGATTATATTTATAATTATCAATCTCTTCTCAATGATTTACTTGAAGCAAAGACAGCAATTATGGATGGGATTACAACGTAATCCCATTCTTTTATAGTTATATAATATCACAATAATTTTCTATAATCTTTTTAGACTTCAAAAGTCTAAGAGAAAAATTCTTGGAATTTTTCCTAAAAAAATTTCTGGAAAATTTTCAATCTTTGTGCAATATCCCAAAATAAAATACTTGACATTTTCCCATAATTATGATATAATATAGATAATAAAGGAGGTGAAAAAAATGAAAATGATAATTAATGATTGTTATGGCGGTTTCGGTGTCCGTCAGGAAGTCCTTGATGAATTAGAACTAAATGATTTCAGTGAAGAGGAACTCCGCACCGCCGCACGATTAATTGAAGAGATTGAAAATGGCAAAGATGTATCTGATGATTATGCAGAATTAAAGGTCGTAGAAATTCCTGACGAGAGTACAGACTATTATCTTGATGAATACGACGGATTAGAGTCTGTTATTTACGTTGTAGATGGAAAACTTAATTGGGCATAATTATATGCCCTTTTTATCTTAGACTTCATAAGTCTAAATTTGATTTGACTTTTTTCTTTTTGTATGATATAATATAGACACAATAAAGAAAAGAGGTATTTCTTATGGTACAGTTACAAGTTAGATATAATTCACATACAAATTACTATGTGTATTCGTCACTCTTTTCCGCGAGATATATCGCAAAAGAAATGATACGGCGATACAAACAAATCAAAGTAATCTATCTCATTGACCGCGAAACAGGCGAATTGCTTGATATTATTAAGAGGGGATAAAACCCCTTTTTATATTTAGACTTCAAAAGTCTAAACTATAATTGACTTTCTTATAATTTTATGGTATAATATAAATACAATAAAGAAAGGAGAATAAAATAAATGAGAATTGTCAGCACTTACATAGCCGACGACGGCACGAGATTCGCAACAGAAGAAGAATGTCTTGAATACGAAAAGAAAGAACTTCCTTTTACTTCCCTTAAAGATGTTTTACTCTTTGATGGCAAGGGAGAGGAAATCAAGAAAAAGAATTTCTTTGTAGATATGGAACAATTTTTATATATCTATATCGGTTCAGAGGGCAGCCTTAAAATAATAAAAGAAATAAACGAAGACTACGGATATTCTTTGCCACCAACGGCGGGATTTTGGAAGTTTGAATATGACGAAGACGGCGCAGACAATTTTGTTAGTTATGAACAACACATTGATTTAATAAAAAAAGAACTTAATAGATATGCTAATATGAATTACATTATCGAGTGCCGTTTCCATAATATAGAATAAAGTTGCAAAACTTTATTCTTACAAGTATTAGACTTCATAAGTCTAAATTTAAAAGAAAAATAAAATTTATTTTTCAAAAACTATTGACTTTTTAAGAAAATTAGTATATAATATATATGTAAGATAAATCAGGAACGAAAACAGTTCCCCGTAGCGTAACAAGAACAGGAGGAAGTTCTTATGACAACATTCACCAATGGCAGATTCGACATCATCAACGGCAGACTCTTCTTCAATAAGAAGGAAGTCATCAACACTTTCGGCGAGGTTTCCAAATGCAATATGCGTATCGCTAACGGCAGAGCGACTCTCATTTTTGAGTACACCAAAAACTGCAACGATCCGTTTGCTCTCGATTTCGGCGAGAACGCCAAACTTGCGGCTAAGGTTTACGACTTTTTCAAGGAGTACGTCGCCGCCGAATGGTGGAAGCGTAAGCGCAGATGGGCGTATAGCATTAGCGAGGAAGGCGCAAAGTTTCTTTTGGAAGGGGAGTGATCCCTTTCCTTTTTATCTATAGTTTAGACTTCTGAAGTCTAAACTTAAATTGACAACAATCTTTATTTATGATATAATATAGATAATAAAGGAGGTAATCTTATGAGGTATATTAAATATTATTATGGTACACAATACTGCGGAACAACAGAAGAAAAAATCTATTGTTATGGTGATAATATAACCAATAACGAAATAGAAGAAGAGGGAGAATATCTTTGCAGAGAAAACGCCGAACAATATGAGTATCTTGTTGATACTGAATTAATAGAAGATGAGTACGACACCGAAGAAGAAATATTATCTCAATATTATGATAATGCATGGGTAGAGTGGGAAGATAGCACAAAAGAAGAATATGAAGAATATTTAAGAAATAGTGCTTTTTAGTACTATTTCTTTTGTCTATTTTTTAGACTTGTGAAGTCTAAATTTCCCTTGACAAAAATCTAAAAATGTGGTATACTATAGGTACAATAAAAGAAGGAGGTTTTTCAAATGGCAAAAATCAGTCGCAAGATGTTGCGTGAGCAGGTTAAGTCGCTTTACCTCACTAAAGTACGTGAAGGTCTTGAAAATGAGGGCGAGGAAGTTTTGCTTGTCGGCAGTAATAAGCTGGCTATCCCTGTTGTAGACGCTGAGGGCAACGAGGACTTCATCACTATCACCATCTCAATTCCTACAGGTTCACGTGATGACAATGAACCGTATGACGGTTACGGACAAGCGGAGAGCTACAAACTCAAACTTGAAGAAAATCAGCGCAAAGCCGAGGAGAAGGCAAAAAAGAAGGCTGAAAAAATCAAGCGCGACGAGGAGTACCGCAGAAAAAAGGCAGAGCAAAAAGCAAAGGCGGAAAGTAGAACGTAAGTTCTACTTTTCCCTTTTCTAAGTTTAGACTTCATAAGTCTAAAGTTAAAAAACTTTTTTGAAAAAAGTATTGACTTTTTTAATAAGTTAGTGTATAATATACTTGTAAGGTTGAGAGAGATAAGAACCTTACAAAATCAAATCGGGTTGCGACCAACGCAAGAAAGAGGTTTATTATGACACAGAGAGAATTTTTCCAGAAGGTAGTAGAAGCGAATATCAACGAGGAAATGACCACCTACGCCACCAAAGCAATTGAGAAAATCACCGAGCGCAACGAGAAGCGCAAGACGACTCCCACCAAGTCGCAGAAGGAGAACGAAGCTTTCAAGGCGCAGATTATCGAGTTCCTTTCTGACAAGGAAGGCTACACCCTCTGCTCCGAAATCGCCGCACACTTTGAGGTAAAGACGCAGAAGGCGAGCGGTGTTCTTGTCCGTATGGTTGAGGACGGCACAGTCGAGAGCACCGAGGTAAAAGTCCCCAAGCAGGGCAAGCGCAAGGGATACAGACTGTGCAGGAATGAGGGGTGATACCCCTCTTTTCCTTTTTCATTGTTTAGACTTCATAAGTCTAAACATAACTTGACTTTTTTATTTTGTTATGGTATAATATAAACACAATAAAGGAGGATAGGGATAGTATGAGTAATGAAAATGTTTATTATGCAAAAGACGGCACACGTTTTTCAAGCATTGTTGACCGTGATTATTATAATAATAAACTAAAAGAAAAAGAAGAAAAAGAAGAAGAAGAAAAGGAGTAATCTTTACTCCTTTTTATTTTTATTATAAAATAAGTACAAATAAAGTTTAGACTTCCAAAGTCTAAACTTTTTTATAACATAACAATAATTCATCATTTACAGAACAAAATATAATTTGACTTTTTAATAAATTTTTGATATAATATTTATAGAAAATTTAAGAGAGGTTGTGTTCTTATGGCTATTTCCCGAAAAACATTAAGAGAAAAAATTAAACAAAACTACACCGCACAGTTAATTGATTTTTTCTGCAAGAATGACGAAGATGTTTTGCAGATTAAATCCAATGAGATTTGTTTTCCCGTAACTGACGAAGAGGGCAACGAAGATTTTGTTAAAATTACTATTGCTGTTCCTACGGGCAGTCGTGACGATAACGAACCTTTTGATGGTTACGGCAAGGCGCAAGAATACGAGATGAAGCAAAAAGAGAAAAAAGAAAAGGCAGAAAAGGCAGCGAAGAAAAAGGCGGAAAAAATCAAGCGTGATGAAGAATACCGCCGCAAGAAAGCCGAACAGAAGAAAAAGGAAAAGGGTTAATCCCTTTTCCCCTTTTCATTGTTTAGACTTTTGAAGTCTAAAAACAGTTTGACTTTTCAAAATAATTGTGATATAATATAGATACAATAAAGGAAAGGATTTGATAAACTTGGAAAAAATGATTTGGTTTGATATGGACGGCACGATTGCCGACCTCTACGGCGTGGAAAATTGGCTTGCAGATTTGAAGGCTGAAATTGCCCGCCCGTACAAAGTCGCAAAAGCAAATGTTAATCTGTCCCTTTTGGCTCGTTATCTTAACAAGTTGAGAGCAGGCGGTTACAAAATCGGCGTGATTAGTTGGTGTTCTATGCAGTCAAGCGCACAATATGAGAACAAAGTCGCCGCCGCAAAAATTCATTGGCTAATCAATCATTTACCGTCAGTATGGTTTAATGAAGTCAACATTGTACCATACGGCACAGAAAAAAATTCTTTTAATCGTGGTGATGACTTGCTCTTTGATGATGATATTCGAGTTAGGGCGAATTGGTCAGGCGAGAGTTACGCACCCGAACAGATGTTTGACGTTCTCCATCAAATGGTTTTAGCACTTTAATGTGCTAAAACTTTCTTAATATTTTTAGACTTCTAAAGTCTAAAGTAAAAGAAAAAAGTGGTTGACTTTCCCATAAACATATGGTATAATATAAGTAAGAAAGGAGAAAGAATATGACTATTGAGACAATTTATAAATTAAAATTAACTCCCAATGAAAAAGGAATCTTAGACGAATGTCACGCTCTTTTAGAAGAAATTATTACAGGTTGCCGAGGTGATGAGTTAAATAATGAGGTTGAAATTGATTCCATTGTTTACGCCTCTGACACTTTACTTAATTTAATGGATGTTGCGGAGGTATAAAATGATTGTAGGAATGCCAATTTGTCCAACTCTTGATTTTACTTGTCCATATTATGAACAAGGTTTTTGTACAATAGAAAATCCCGCCGCCGAGTGTGAGGATTATGCAATGAGATATGACGACGAGGAAGAAGATTTTTAATCTTCTTCTTCTACGTTTAGACTTTTGAAGTCTAAACTCCGGCAGTTTTTTTTGAAAAAAAGTATTGACTTTTTCTTAAAAATAGTTTATAATATACTTGTAAGGTTGAGAGAGGAGCCGAGGGCGGCACCCTTTAGTATTGGAAACAGATACCGAACGCGGCGTAAGGAGAACGGAAACGCAAATACTAAAAAGCGAACCGAAAAAATTTTTTCAAAAATTTTTGAAAAAACTCTTGACAAATCTCCCACTTTATAGTATAATATAAGTACAGTAAGGGATCGCCCTACTGAATAAAATTTCGGGTCGTGACCTACCACGAGAAAGAGGTTTATTATGACACAGAGAGAATTTTTCACCGCTATTGTAAATGGCACTATTAACGCTGATATTCAGGCTTATGCCGCTGACGCTATCGTAAAACTTGATAAGCGCAACGCTACCCGTGCAAGCAAGCCGACCAAGTCCCAGCAGGCAAACGTACCGCTGTTGGCAGAGATTCGTAATTTCTTGACAGGCAAGAAAAACGTTCTCGCCGCTGAGGTTGCCGCACATCTTGACGTCACGCCCCAGAAAGCAAGCGGTCTGTTGAAGTTGCTTGTTGACGGCGGCGAAGCCACGGCGGCAGAGGTCAAAGTCCCCAAACAGGGTAAGCGCAAGGCGTACACGCTTGTGGACACAGAGGACACCGTCGAGAGTTAAGAGTAAAGGGTTACAGAAATGTAACCCTTTTTCTCTAACTATGTTTAGACTTCAAAAGTCTAAAAACGATTTGACTTTTTTAATTGCTTATGATATAATATAACTACAGTAAAGGGAAGAAAAAAAAGAAAAGAGAGATTTAAAATGAAAAGAAAAAATTATTTTTGGGAAGTCGTTAACTATTTTTGCTTAATTGGTCTTATTGTCGGTCAAATTACCGTTGGTTATGCGTACATTTTTGCACAAATCGTCTACTTAATTTGCAACACAATATCCGTTATTCGTGATATTAAATTGCGGTTGCCGCCCTCTAATATTGTTAGAGATGCTTGTTTTACTGCAATTACTATTGGCTTAATTATTATCCGAGCGTTTTTCGGCTAAATCATATCCTCCTTTACTTTATAGGTAGGCGTGGGCAATAGTCCACGCTATCCTATTAGAATTAGTTTAGACTTTAGAAGTCTAAAATTATATTGACAAGTTAATAATATTATGATATAATATAGACACAATAAAGAAAGGAGTTGCACATAATGAAAGCAACAGGCATTATTAGAAGAATAGACGATTTAGGTAGAGTTGTAATCCCTAAGGAGGTTCGCCACTCTATAGGTATCAAAGAAAATGATCCTTTTGAAATTTACATCAGTGCCGAAGGCGGCGTGGTTTTCATCCCTTACCGCCCTGACACTATAAACGACCTTGTAGCGCTCAAAGAGAGAGTCCTTCACGAAGCAATGGAAGCCCGCTCAACCGAAGAGCAAGCCGCCATCAAATTTGCTTTTGAAACAATCGAAAAAATCATGGGAGAAGAGTCTTAATGACTCTTTTTCGTTCTTAGACTTCAAAAGTCTAATAACTAATTGACGAATAAGAATAATTATGATATAATATAAATGTAATAGAAAAAAGGAAGTGAACAAAATAATGATTACTGCAAAAGAGTTGAAAAAAAAGACTAAAGACTTTCAAAGACAAAGAAAGAAGGAATTAGAAAAAGAATTAAAACAATTTTTTAAGGATTCAGAAAAAAAGTTACTCCTCGCAAGCGCAAAGGGCGAAACACGTACCATATTAAGATTGCCCTTTGATTTTCTTGATATGGGAACAGAAGAACTAACGAATGAAGTTTTGAATTATTATTCTTATTATGGATATAAAGTTACTTTTGTAGAGCGTAACACAAGACTTGTTGTAATTTCGTGGTATGGGTAAACTCCAATTGGAGTTTATCTTATTTAGACTTCATAAGTCTAAACTCCGCTGCCGGAAGTTAGCATAGACTAACTTTTATTTTCTTCAAAAAAACTATTGACAAATTAAAAAATATATGATATTATATATATGTCAGTTAGAGAGGGACGCCAAATCTAAATTGACAGAAAGGATTTGATAATATGAATTTTGAAAAGAAAATTGACCGCAGAAAAAAATACTATCTTGTTTTTGATTGTGAAACCGCAACACTCCCCTTTGCAAATTTGTTAGAGGGTAAAGACAAGCAAACTATCGCTATTGCTAAACCTTTAATCTATGATTTAGGGTGGCAAGTAATTGACAGAAAAGGCAATGTTTACCGCCGTCGCTCCTATTTAGTTAGTGAGATTTTTTCAGTACCACAAGTTTTTAATACTGCATACTATGCAAGTAAAAGACCGATTTATCTTGAAAAATTAAAAAAAGGCGAAATTATCTTGACCGATTGGAAAACAGCAACCACAGAACTTGAAAAGGACTTGCAAGTTTGTTGTGCCGTTGGTGCTTATAACTCAATGTTTGATTACAAAAAAGCAATCCCATTCACCGAAAGTTATATAAAGGCGTTATATTCTCCTAACTATCAAAGATGGGAAAAGGCGCAAATTGCAAACTGTAAGAAGATTTTGAGCGAAAGCAATCGGAAAAAGGAAAAAGTTTTTGAACCCGAAATTTTTCGTTTTCGTGATAAAGTTTATCCATTGTTTGACCTTTGGGGTTTAAGTTGCAAACATTTGTTAAATAATGATGATTATAAAAAAATGTGTGTAGAACAACAATGGAAAACAGCGAGCGGAAAATATTTCAAAACAAGCGCAGAAACCGCATTTCGATTTTTAATGCAGGACAATGATTTTGTAGAAAGTCATACCGCCATTGAAGATACCATTATCGAAAGTATCATTTTTTCAAAAATTATCGAAATGACTAAAAACAAATTTGAAATCGGTATTATGTATTTTCCCTTTAGAATGTTAGGAACTGTGGAAAATTTCAATTATTAAAAGAAACGGTTACAGAAATGTAACCGTTTTTCCTATTATTATTTAGACTTATAAAGTCTAAACTTATGTTGACAAATAAAAATATATATGATATAATATAAACACAATAAAGAAAGGAATTAAAGTTATGCACACCAAAGATGAAATTATTGAATTTTTTATTGGTTTACTTGCTATGCTTGATGAAAAAGGTAAACTAAATGGAAAAGAGCGCGCCGCTCTTGCACATTATGTATCTGAATATTATACATATTATGGAGATGATGTTAACGTTGAATAAGGCACAATAATGTGCCTTTATTAGTTTAGACTTATGAAGTCTAAATTCTGGTTGACAACGTTTTCAAAATGTGTTATACTATATATGTCAGTTGAGGGGAGAGACGTCAACCCCGAATTGATAGAAGGGATTTGATAATTTATGAATTTTGAAAACAAAATCGACCGCCGCCGAAAGTATTATTTGATTTTCGATTGTGAGACAGCGACTCTACCTTGCACCGCAAATTATGACGGAACGGCAAGGCAAAGAATCGCAATCGCAAAACCGCTGATTTATGATCTTGGTTGGCAGGTCATCGACCGCACGGGCAAAGTATACATTCGCAAAAGCTTTTTAATTTCAGAAGTATTTTCTGTTCCGCAAATTTTCAATACTGCATATTATGCAAGCAAACGCCCGATTTATCTTGATAAGTTAAAAAACAATGAGATTATTTTAACCGATTGGAAAACAGCAACAAAGGAATTAGTAAAGGATTTGCAGATAGTTGAAGCAGTCGGCGCGTTCAATTCTATGTTTGACTATAAAAAAGCAATCCCTTTTACTGAAAGATATATGAAAGCACTTTATTCACAAGATTTCTATTCTTGGGAAGCAAAGCAAAACAAAATTTGTGACGGTATCGCAACAGGCAAAACAAAAACAAACAACAAAAATTTTAACGGCGAGGTTTTTCATTTCCGCGGTCGTGCTTATCCGCTTTTCGATTTGTGGGGATTGTCTTGTAAATACATTTTGAATAATGACGAATACAAACAACAGTGCATTGATAATAATTGGAAGTCACAAAGCGGAAAGTATTACAAGACAAGCGCAGAAACAACATACAGATTTTTAACAAAAAATGAGGACTTTATCGAAAGTCACACAGCGGTCGAGGATGCAATAATTGAATCGGAAATTTTCTCCGCAATTCTCAAAATCACAAAAAATAAATTCGATATTGGAATTATTTATTTTCCGTTCCGTATTCTCGGCAGGATTGAACAGTAAGCAAAAGGACTTTCACACTTTAATGTGTGAAAGTCCGACTTTTATCTATGTTTAGACTTCACAAGTCTAAAGTAAAAAAGATAGTAACAAGTTACTATCTTATTTATATCCCGCTTTTTCAATTTTTTCTTTACATTCATTACAATAAAAATTATGAGGAGAAATATTTGGATTATTCCACCCTTTTGTTTTCCAACACATCATTTTTTCACATTTAGAACAAAACCAAGCCATGTCCCATTCGCAACAACATTTGACTTTTTTCCACATTTCTTTTTCCTCCTTTGTTAAATATATTATACTATAAGTTTTTCCAAATGTCAAATAAAGTTTAGACTTATAAAGTCTAAATTTGTCAAAAAAGCAAATTTTCATTATCGAACATATGTTCGGGCGGTTGAAGTCTAAACTCGTCAAATTTTATCTATCGAACATATGTTCGACTTCTCATTATGGCGCGCCGGCATCGAGGTGTCAAATTTTCTCACGAGTCAAATACTCCGCGTTGTCAAATTTTTTCTGAATGAGCCACGAAATGAGCTGCAAATGAGCTGCGTCACAGCCATATAAAGGAGCTGGGATGAGCTGCGTCACAACCATTTTGACGCTAGGAAGACCATCCAAATTTAGCGTCTAGATTAGATGTAAAGAAAAAGGAATTTTATAGTCTTAGAAATTTTGATTTTTAATGAAAAAAGCTATATAATATATATAGAAAGTTAAGAGAGAAATAAATAAAAACTTTCTTATTAAAATAATGGGTTGCGACCGACGCAAGAAAGAGGTAGACTATGGATACTGAGAAAAGAATGACTAAGAGAGAAATGTGTAATTACATCGTAAACGGCGGTGAGATTACCGAAGAGGTAAAGGCTTGGTTCGTTGAAGAGATTAAAAAGCTCGACAAGGAAAACGAAAAGGCTCGCGAGAGAGCGGCTAAGAAGAAGGCTGAGAATCAGCCCTTCATCGATGCGGCACTTGAGTACCTTGATGGTAAGGAAGAACTCGTAACGGCAAGCGAAATTCTTGAGAACGTTGAGATTTTTGAGAGCGTTCAGAAGGCGTCTTCTGTACTAAGAGGTCTTGAGAAAGAAGGAATCGTCGAATCTGACGAAGTCAAGACAAAGAAGGGTAAGGTAAAAGGCTATAAAGTAAGAGAGGCATAAGCCTCTCTTCTTTTTTTTATTTTAAAAGAAAAAATTTGATTTTTGGTCGTTGTTGGGGCAGCCACTTTCAACAGCATTTAAAGGCTTTTTACCACTTTCAAAAACATTTAAAAGCTTTTAACCATTTTGACTAGCTAACCGTCCCGTATAAATAACTTCTTATATATATAAGTATATATATAGATTATATATAAGAATCTAACTTATTATATATTTTATTTTATATTGTAGACTACCCTACCGAATAGGTTGGGATTTATTTTATACATTTTCGTACTAACTTTCCGTACTCCCTTTACGTATACATTTAGTTATACGTTTTATATACACATTTACTTATACATTAGTTATATACATTACTTATATACATTACTTATACATTAGTTATACATTTAATTATATATCTACTTATATACTTATATACTTACTTATCTACCTACCTACTTACCTACCTTATATATACCCTTTACTTACTTCTTTACTTACTCCCTTTATATACAAATTTATATACACCCTTATATACTCCCTTTATATATACTTTATATATTCCCTTTACGTATATATAGATTATAATTATATTTATACTTTACTTATAACCTTTATATACCCCCTTTATATACTCCCTTACGTATACGTTTTATATATATTTAATTTATAATTTAACTTATATATAGATTATAAATTAAGTATATATAATTTATAATCTAACTTATATATAGACTTATAATAAATCTTCTATTTAAAAGAGTCTCTCTCCTTTGGTAACTCCTATTTTTTTGAGTACAACCATATAGTGAGAAAATTTCTGGAAAATTATTGACGGTGGATTTTCTGGAAAATTCTATATAGCGGATTTTCTGGAAAATTTTCAACTTATATTGTGTCCCATAAATAAGAATGCCCTATAAAATCCCATAATTAATTTCTAGAAAATTCTACGCTTCTCGCCGCGGTCGCTATAGAAAATAGTCATAACTTTCCCATAATAAGAAAAGGGTTTAAGCCGAAACTTAAACCCATCTTACTACTATTCGATCATTGAAACGCCATTCTACTTTAAAGCCTTTTCTAGAAAAATAGTCGCTAATTACTTTTTGCTGGTTATCGTTAAAGGTTTTGTCGAAGTCAAAGATACACATACTGTTTCCATCTCTAGCTTCCGTCTTTACTTTATTTCTAACCATTCTAATACTTCTTTTTATATTTCTTTCTTTATTCTTCCGAGATAACTCTCTTATATTATCTGCGATAAACTTCATCTTATTTATCCTATCCCTTTATTTCAAAATCTCTAATCTGCATATCAATAATTACATATCCATCTAATTGGATTTGTTTTATATAGTCAACTGCATCATCTAATGTTTTAAAATCTTCAGCAAGTTCCCACATTCCAGTATATGGATAATGAGATGCCCAAACAGTATAATTATATCCCATTACTCGCTCACCTCCGCTTCAATGATGGTATCCGCGTTCCGTATTGTGTCAGCGAATACATACTCACCAACGTCATACCATTCATGCACACGTTTTTCAACCTCATCCGCGTCAATCAGCCTGCCGTGTGATTTTGCGAGCGGTTTTAGGTTCTCAATAGTTTCATCAATAACCTGCTCAAAGTGCCACAAATCACGGTGTTGTGTTTGTCCGATTTGCCGTTTAAGTGATTTTAACCACTCAATATTATCTTTGTAGTTCATTAACTTTCCTCCGCGGGTACTATCTCAGACTTTAAAGTCTATGCTTCTTGAATTGTTTTATGATATTTAGCTATCTTCTCATTAAGAGTTTTTGCCTCTTCTTCTAAAACTGACCACATTTTTCTCCAGCCCCAAAAATCATCATAATCCCAAAAACCAGCACCCTCAGGAATAGACATACCGTAGTAATCAGCAATAGTTAAGAGAACCTTATAAGCCTTTGCATTCTTAATATATACTGCCGCGCTCTCTTCAAGAGCCATTAAAGGCTTCTCCTGACTATTTTCGTGGTCACTTAAATCCTCGTTTAAGAAACGAATTTCTTTCTTTGCAACATACTCCTTCAGTTTATTCATCTCGTAATCTTCACAGTCAGAACAACAATCAAAACTCTTTCCGTCATAAGCTACATAGTATTCGTACTTATCCATTAGTAACCTCCATATTTTCAACTTCAATACAGTTAGCTTTCATTACTTCGAGTGCCGCGAGGTGGTTTTCCTTAGTCGTACCGGCGCAGCAATTTGCGTCTACTACAATCTTTGCATAAGGGAAAACAGAACGCAAAATCAGTGCATTAGAAATCACACAAATATCAGTACATACGCCGCAGATATGAATTTCAAAGGGATTTTCAGGACAAGCTTCTTCTATAGTCGCTGAGAGTTCGTCAATCGAACCAAAAGTGTCTTTTTCAATTGTAAGAAAAAAATTTTCATCTTTTGCAAACATATACTCTACCAAAGCTTGGTAAATAAATTCGTGAAGTTCCCAGCCCCAAGTGTTATAAATACAATGAATAGGAATATTTTTTCCTTCCTCAGTATTTAAATAGTGTTCTTGAAGATGGGTATCATAAGTACAAATAATACTATCGCCATCCCAGTTGCGAATCTTTTTTATAATATTATCACAAGCCTTATCAGCGTTTGGAACTCTCAAAGCTCCATTAACATCAACAAAATCGTTTTGCATATCTACTATAACTAAAATTTTATCCATTATTTAGAATCTCCTTTTCCCAGAATTTTTTCTATATTTTTTATTTCACGCATTTCTTGAAACTCAAGACAATCGCCGCCTTCGGAAAAACACTTCAAATAAACTTCAGTCGTTTCCTCTTCTCCGTACATTTCTACGAGGTGACGCATAACTTCGCCCCAAGTTTCACCGTATGTAATTCCTTCAGCTTCTCGTTCTCCGTCTAGCCAAAATTTAACCTTATAGTAATAGAAATAAGTCACCTTTTTTCTTCCTTTCTTAACTTTTCTATATATATTATAACAAAATTTTCTAAAAAAATCAAATAAAAAATAGGATATAGAAATCTATATCCTACATTTAATCCCAAAATTACTCAAAACTATCTTTTCCGAAATCTATAAAACATTCATCTCTTGAGTCATATATTTTCTTTGCATTTGGGAAACATCTTTTAAGTACCTTTTCAAACTCTGAAACAAATTCACTTTCATCGCGCACGCTACCGTAAACGCTATAACTAATATTTACTTTATGGTAATTAAATTCAATACTTCCACCGATTTCATAAAATTCTTCATCTTCATACTTCTCAATAACCTCATTTAATGCAAGTAAGTCGTCAAAGTGTTCTTGAATAAAACTCTCATTATCATAAATATTCTGCGCGACCTCAAAGATACATGTTTTTGTGAAGTTGTTCGCCGAAAGAATTGTTACTTTATCGTATTCCATCTTAATCACTCTCCATTTATAGAAATCATTATTTCTCTTATTATATATTTTATTCCGTCTAGCTCCTTCACATAAGGAGAATAAACGCCCAAAACAAATTTGTTAGAAAGAAAATCTGGTAAATGAAATAACATCTTCGCTGGAGTAGCTTCATAGGGAAAAACTGGATTTCTATTACAGTCTACTATTTTAATAAAGTTATCACTCTCTACCCTACTCATATGTTCCAAAAGATTATGAACAGTCATTTATTTTCTCCTTTAGCATTAACAATTTCATATACATAACTATCTACGTATTTTCCTTCTATACTTTTTGTAGTTCCGTGATAGTGATGAATATAGCCACTATGTTTCTTACAGAATTTATCATAATGCCTTTTCACCGGATTGCCCTCAATCACTTGCCATTCAACTCTATGATGTCGCGCCACCAATTCTTCAAGCTTTTTAAATAAATCTATACCAATTATAGGATTTCCTCTATCAAAGGAAAACAACCCAAACTCTTGTGCAGTATCGCTATAATCATATATTCTATAAGTTAAAAATCCTATAACATTATCATCTTTATCAACAAAAGCATATTGGTATAAGTTTTCCTCTGATTTGATTTCCGGTAAGGAGCTGCCACAATTCCAACCACTATAGTAATAATAATCTACAGTATATAGACATTCTGTAAATTTTTGTATTATTTCATCTCTATATAATAAAGCTGGTTTAAGCATCTCTCAATTCCTCCCTAATCCTCATTAAAATTTTACCAAGCTTATTCTTTCCTCTACGATTACATACGCCCCAATACGTATCGTGCCAAGTATTACCTTCAACCAACTCTTCATTTCCGGTTGCAAGCAGCTTCTCTTTTAATTCCTCGTTTTGAGTAAACTTCGCCAAACAAATCTCATACATTATCTGGTCTTTTACTTCTTCCCAATCTTCTCTTAAAAGAACGTTGCGCCCCTTCGCTTTTGCTTTATTCGGCGCCAGCTTGGTAAATTTGCGTCTTTGTCCTTCGTTCAAAGTTTTCTGCGCTTGAAAAGCAGCTTCATTACTTTGGAATGTTAAACCATTATAAGTTATTGGAACGACATAATAATTGCTTAGAAAGAAATATTTATCAATAAATTTATCAATCATTTATCTAACTCTCCCAGAAATCATATTAATTCCGTAG